GTGCCGCCGTACGGGAGGATGCGGCCGGCTTCGGGACAGTACGGCCCAGTGAAGCCGTCCAGCTTCTCCTTGTCCGACGCGCTCATGAGGCCGTCCGTTGATTGTGTTGCGTTGCCGAGCGAGCCAGTGATTGCCGCCCCTGAGCGGTCGTGGGCCGTGACGCCGCGCACCATGTCGCCAGCCGTCACGGTGTCGGACGTCAAGTCCATGATGGTCGTGCCGTCTGACAGCTCGACCTTGTTGACGTATGGGTTTGTCATCTAGTCTCCTAAGACGACGGGCCGATGTTGCAAGTCCTCCCGCCTGCGGCGTTGTCCGAGTATGTGATTGGGATTGCCGCCACGGTGACTTCCGATAGGTAGTCGTAGCCAGTGCCAGGGAGGATCGTCTGCGACGACCACCCAGGAGTCGCGGACGCGCTCCTCGCCGACACCGCCTCGCCGTTGTACGAGCCAGACACGCCGAGAATCGACACGCCAGACTTGATGTTGCCAGCGATTATCTTTGCCGCCTCGGTCGAGTCGATGGTCACGGTTCCCGTGCCGTCGTGGTAGCCAGACGGGATAACGATTGTGTCCGAAACGTCGTCGATGGTATCGTCCCACGACCCGTTGTTGGTCATCGCGCCCGTGATTTTGTTCCCGTTGACGTAGGCCGTGGAACCTGAGAGTATTTCGGCGTCCGTGGCGTCTGCGTCCGACGTGTCGGCGTTGTAGGTGCAGCTTCCCTCCACTCTCTCGCCAGTAGCGAGGTGGAAGTAGTACCCGTCGAGCACCTTGTTCGCGACGGCGGTGTCCGATGTCAGGTCGATTAGCGTCGTCCCATCGGACAGCGTAACCTTGTTAACGTACTGGTTGGTCATCTCCGTTCCTTTCTATCCGATGTTGACCGTGTATCCTCCAGCCACGTTCGATACGTGGGCTATCGGTATCGGGTTGACCTTCATGTCACGCTCCATGAACTTGCCTCTCGTGCCGACGTCGAACCCTGGCAACGTCGGCGTCACCTCGTACGGCCCATGGAACACCTCGCCCTTCGGGTGAACCTGGACCGCGCCAGAGCCGATGCCGAGCCTCGGCTGCGTTCCCACCACGGCGGTGAGCCTCGTGCCGTTCGCGACGGCGACGCCAAGCTCTGTGCCCTTGACGGACGCGTCGATGTCCGTGCCATGCACCCCAGCCTCGACGTGCTCGCCGCCAGATACCTTGACCGCGAGCTTGACAGCCATCAGATTTCACCGTCCAGCAGGATCTCCTCGGCGTCGAACTGGCCGATGTCCGTGGCTATCGCCACGTCCAGTGCCTTGCACCTTATCTGGACCCTGACCTTGCGCCCAGTGTGGAACTGCAATGTCTCCGCCTGCGTGAGCGTGACCTCAACGATGGACGCATCGCCATCGGTGGATATGCTCACGCCCTCGTCGGTCTCGCGCTTGGTGAAGGTCTTGCCGTCCCTCCCCGATTCCTGGAAGGTGACGTGCACCTCCTGGCCCGTGAGGTCGATGGGCGTCCCGTCCTCGTTGGTGACGGTGAGCGTGACTGTCGGTGTCGTACCTCGTCTCATACAGCCTCCTTCTTCGCCTCGTTGAATGCTACTATCGCCTTGATGAGCGGAGCGTCGAACTCGTCCCCCACAGCCCTCACGTCCTTGTCGAGACAGTGGCTCTCCCAGTACGGATGGTCGCGGTAGACGAACGTATGCGACGGGTTGACCCGCGGGTCGAGGATGAACAACTCGCGCAGCTCCTCGTACGCCACGCCGATCGAATCGGCTATATCGCAGAACTGACAGCAAAAGCTGACCTTCGCCGCCAACCATGCGTTCTCCATGTACTTCGCCAGCTCTGCTGTCCTCGCGTCGGTGATTCGGAACTCGTGCCGCCCGTCGTAGACGCGCTGGAGCAGCTGCACGACGCGCGCGCAATCCCCCTTGGCGCCGCCCAGGATGGTAAACTCGTAATCATGGTTGTTGCAGTGCTGCGTGGCTCCGTAATACTCTGGGCTGAACACGATCCTCTTGCCAGTCTCCGACATGAGCATCTCGGTGGTTCCGGGCAACACGGTCGACTTCACCACGTACAGGTCGGCATCGTTTTCCATGATGGCGTTGCGCACCTCGGACACGTCGCATGCGCTATCTTCGGTGCGCGGGGTGTCGACGCAGATGAACGCAACCTCGTATCCTCCAAGATTGCGCCCGTCCTCGCCTTTGTACTTGTCGTACATATCTGGCTCGAGCGCCGAGAGCTCCAGCGCGAGGTTCGACCCCACGACGCCGTTCCCGACGATGAGGACATCGCGCTTCCTTATAGACGACAGAACGCCATCGGCCCACGGCTCGATGCCGTCTCTCGTTTTAGGAGATTCGCACGGCTTCACGGACAGCTCAATGCGGTATCCGAGCTCTTTCGCTTTGTCGTCGAGCTCTACGTATCGGTCGTATACGCACTCGAGCGTCACCGCAATGGCCTTCTCGGCATCCCTTCTCATTTCGGACGGAGCATTGCCCCACGAAGACCCAGAGGAGTCCAAGTACATCATCGGCACGATTGCGGCAACGAGCTTGTCGAACAGGGTTCCATCACCACGTCGTTTAAGCTCTTCTCCGAGTAGGCGGTAGCATTTCAGGGTTCTCGGGTAGTTGCGCACCACACCGTGTTCATCCCGTCTCGTCACGGAATCGGGGTTGTACTTCCAGATGTAAGAGCAATTTTGCACCCACGCCACCTTCTCCGTGAGCATGAATGCCAGCCACAAGAACATCATGTCGCCGCTCGTCTCGAGCTCGTCTGGAAACCTTATGCCGTTCTCTTCGAGGTACGCCTTGCGGAAAACCTTGCCATGAACGTGGATGGTGTCTCGCCCGTACGTCGAGTACCCGAACCCGTCCTCGTATGTCTCCGCGAGGTACGGCGATCCGACGATATCGGCACCAGTATCGTCTGCCACTGCCATCAGCGACAGCAAGCCGTCATCGGAGCATAGGCAATCGTCTATATCGGCGAACATGACGTACTCGGCATCAGCTGCATCCATCAGCATATTGCGGGTGTGGCAAACCCCCGAATGCGGAAGGCGGCGGTATGTCAGGTCGAGGCCGTAGTCGTCGAATATGGACGGATCGATTCCGTCTCCGCCATCGCTATAGACGAGCACGCTGAAGTCAACGCCCCTCTGGATCGATAGCGAAGAAAGAAATCGTCTCACGATATCCTCGCCCTCTTGATAATGGTTGACCAATACCTGCAGCTTCATGTATTCACGCACCTTTGCTAAACGCATCCCCGTGAATTAGCTCGGTCCTGTCGCCCCAGCTCCCCCGAGCAAGGTGCTGGCTTCACTCGGCGATGCCCAAGTTGGACTGCCGTCGTTACCGCTTATGAGGAAATAGTTTTGGCTCGATGTGGTCGGGATAATCTCTGCCCATTCAAATGGGGTATTTCCGCTACCAGTCAGGGCAAGCACCCTACCTGCTGAGACCGATTCATGCGAAGGAAGGCCCTCGGGCTTGTTCGCCAAGTATTCGTAATCGTATTGGTAGGTAGTGCCACCTACCTTCACTCCGTGTAATGTATTCGGCATGTCGGTTTCCTTTCTATCCGAAGTCCAGTATGTTGTTGCTAACGCCGCCGCCAGATGTCTCGAGGACGCCGTTACTAACCGTTGCGCCGTCCACTTCGAGAATGTTCTGCGCCACACGTGCGGTGCTGCCGCTAATCGCAGCTGCAACGACCGCCGTATCTACATACAACTGCCCGTTGGCGTTTATCTTGATGGTGGAGTTGTCGACGTTGACGGCTAGGCAGGCGTCGTCTGCCGCGTTCCATCCGTCCGTGTCCCAGATGTCCCCGCCGCCGTCCCAGTGGTACGTCAGGCCGTAGCTCGTCAGCGAATGGACCTCGGTGTTGTTCACCCAGTCCACCGAGTCGATTCCAGCGAGCTGCCACGCCATGTACGGCACGCTCACGCCGATGCCAGAATCGCCCTGTTGCTCGTGGTACAGGCCCGTATGGTACGCTTCGTTGAAGATGTCGTACCAGTAGCCGTTGATGGCGGTCCAGTCGACGTCCAGCTTGCCGTTGCTCTCGGTTATGCTTCCCCAGCTATTCGTCAGGGAGCTTGCCAACGTGCTCATGTCGATGCCGAGCTTGTTGTTGCTGATTTCGAGCGGCGAGTTGATGTCGCTTGAGCTGATGCTGCCGCCTCCAGACGCGGCCTTGTCCCTTGCGAGCAGGCGGTACTGCGTGCCGTCGTACATGAACGTCAACGTCTCGCCAGCCGTCCACGTGAGCGAGTTCGACGACGAAGTTATGGCGTTGTTGACGTAGACGTTCTTGGCGCCAGTCGAGTTCACGTTCAGCGTGATAGCGCCTTCGACAGAGTTTGCGTTCGAGAACGTGACGGGGATGACGGCTCCGCTAACCAAGCTGAACCCGGTAATCGAAAGGTACGCCAACTTTGCAGCCGTAGACGCCCCAGTCGACGAAGTGGCACGGTTGAGAGGCGCGCTTACCAGGCCGTTTGAGACGAACGTCGTCCCCCCGTCTGCTTTCACGATGCCGAACGCATTCGAGCTCGCAATTGACGCCGACAGGATGCCGTTCGTTTCCTTGAGCGTGGTCCCGTCTGGGACGACTCCCCCGCGGGCGGATTGCGTTGGCGCTGGGAGCGCGGCGCTCTTGACGGTCGCAGCCGAAAGGGCTCCGCTGGAATCAAACGTCGTGTCGAATGCCCCGGACGCGAGCCTCCTGAGATTTGCGACCGCGCTGTTTATGTCGTCGGAAAGCGACACGATGCCGAACTCATCCACTTCGAGCGTATCGTCATCGGGCATCACGCCGCCGAGCGACTGCGCCGTTGCCGCGGGGAGCTCGTACTGCTCGACGCCGCTGATGACCCCTTCAGCCGTCGCGGTAATCGTGGTGCCGTCCACCTTCACGCCGCCGAGGGTCGTCGTCGACGCAATCGGCAACGCGGCCTGCATCGCCGTGATTGCCTCCTGGGCCGCGTTGGCGGCGCTGAGGGCCGCGCTCGCAGCCGCCATAGCATCTGCGTAGGCTTGCTCCCATTCGCTCAGGGACGGGGCGCTGGAGGGCACGAGGCCGTCGTTCACGTCACCCGCCTCCTCTACGTACAGCGGCGCTCCCTTGGCGGTGATGATGTGGTTGCCGTCCGTGTCGTAGCCCTGGAACGTGACGCGTATCTCGCCGACCATCTCGATGACCTCGTATGGAATGAGGCATTCTGCCTCGGCGACCCATTCGCTGCCGCTGATGGTGGCTGGCGTGATTGAGGTCGTGACCTTCCGCTCGCTCGTGCCAGACCCCTGCGCGAACGTCACGCTCAGCGAGAAGGCGAGCCATTCGGAGTTGTCGAACAGCACGTGTATCTTGTCGATGCCGATGGAGGTCCGCACCAATGTCGTGTCTGCGCAGTTGGCGTGAACCGCCCTGCCCTTGACTATCAGCTCGTAAGTCTGCATGTATATCCTCCTAAACTGTTACCCGAGGTCCGCTTCGGTCACGTGGAACATCTCTTCGGGTGGGTTCGGATCGTGTATCATCCTCGCCTCCCATGCAGTGCTCTCGAAGCGCATGTTTGTGCTGTTTGACGGGTCCGTGTAGCTCGTGTAGATGATCCTGTCTATCTTCGCACCGCAGATGCGGGCGTACGCGTTGATTGGATTGCTTGGCGGGTGGTATACACGCGGTCTGTAAGGGTCCAGCCCGCTCCTGATGTATCCATACGCCTCGGTGGTTATGTAGCATTCGACGCCGGTCAGCAGGAAATGGCCGTGGTCCATCTGCCTGGTTTCTCTCAGGAACACGCACGGGCCGGTCCTCGGGTCTCCGAGCAGGACCCTTGCAGAAATCATGAGGTCCCTATCGTAGCTGAGTCGGTCCGTGCTGTTCGTCGACCCGCCGTGGTCGATGAGGTTGTACTTCCAGTTCTGATATGCGCTGACGTGATAGTTGGAAACGAGCGAATCGTGATACCCGAGGTGAACGGTCAGGTTGCGTGAGCGTTCGAAAAGGTCCAACGTCGCGCTCGTCGGGGAGACCTGCTTGTCGTCTGCTCCCGACAGGCTCTCCCACGTCAAGTTGTGCTGCAGCCTGACTATGATTTCCGAATGCAGATGGCACGGGCATTCCGCCGTGCCGACGACGTGGTACAAGGTCGTCTCGGGATTCGAGAACTTGTACTTCGTCGCGCCGTCTTCCGTGTACTCGAGAATCGACGGTTCCAACGACAAACCCGGGTTGTAGTCAATGTACTCGCCAAACAGGTGGAGCCGATCTGACGGGAACCTTACTGCTGCAGCGAACTGCAGCGACCCGCTCTCCTCAACTCCGCTGCCGCTGCACTTGAACACGACGTTACCGCCGATGGTCTCCTCGGGATAGACCTTCACGTCGTTCACGTACGCCTCGACGCACTTCGATCCGTTGACGAAGAACTCGTCTTGCAATGTCCTGAACTCTTTTCCTCCGACGAGTATCATCATGCACCGCCCCACGACCCGTTGAGGGCTATCGAGAGACCGGCCATCGCCGATTTCTTGACACCGCCCCAGTGGCTTGGGTCGACAGTCGTGCTGTACTCTTGTGTGGAAGAGTTGTCCGTGGTGACGAAGTTCACGGTGCCATACGATTGGGTCTCGCCGTTCACCTGATGCGTCCAGCCGTCTCCGCCGCCATAGCCATCAGTGTACGAGGACCCGCCGCCCGTGTAGACGGGTGACGAGCTATAGGAGCGCGACGAGTTGCCGGACGACGACTGCGTGGTCTTCTCCTGGGTCTTGAACTGCTCGACCATCGGGTTCGACCTCTTGCCTATGAGGACCTTGCACGTGGTCTTGCCCTTGAGGTGCCTGATGACGTGCGTGACCCTCTCGCTGAGGCGGATGGGCGGGGTGAAGCCCTCGTCGATGCAGAGGACGGTGTTTCCTAGCTGGATGTCTCGCCACTGGTCATCGCCGAACACGGAGATGTCGAAGTCGTACACCACGGTTGGCTTGCTCACGACGTCGAGCTGCCTCTGGCACTGCTTCTTGAGGAACGCCGCGTCCGTGCACCCCGAGTCCGTGTAGACCATGTAGTTGTGCGCGTAGCCCGAGTTTGTCGGCACTCCCCAGCGCGAAAGGTCTAGCTTCGAGAACACCTCGACGGTTATCCTGTCGGCGTACTCGTTGTCATCGCTCGAGTTCTTCTTCGCGCCGTAGCCCCTGACGGCCGTGTACACCTCGTCGGAGCTGACCTCGCGCCTGATGGACGTCATGTTGCGCCCGTAGGTGAACGAGCGCCTCGCTGTCGACGATCCGCGCTGCTTGACGATGCCGACGGTGCGCCACGTGACGCCGTTGTCCTCCACGAGCACCTTCGTGACGAGCTCCCCTCCCGTGAGCTCGCATAGCTCTGAGATGCACTGGCGCACGTTCTTGTGCCACACCTCGAGCTCGACGGTGCCGAAGTCGGAAACGTCGCCGACGTGCCACCTCGTGCCGCTCAGGAGCGAGTCGAGGATGCCGCGGACGTTCCTCTTTATCTTCGTGCCGCCGGCTATGATGCCGAACAGCTCGCTGATGGAGTTCGAGCACGTCGCGGTCGTCTTCGGCTTGCCACCAGACCTGCTGCGCTCGGTGCTGTCCACCATGTGCTCGTGCCATTCGTCGGACGCGTCCTTCCAGACGAGCTTGTCCCGCTTGTTCAGGTCGGACGTGCAGACGATGGTCAGCTTGTCGGTGCCGTCGAGGTCCTCCTCGTGGGTCGCCGACTCGTACTTGACCATGCCGAGGGACTTCCCCGTGTTGTCGAAGCGGAAGATCGGAGTGTCCATCTACAGCCACCTCTCGGTCCAGTACAAGGTGGTCGTTGCGGTTGCCGTGATGGTCTCGGTGCCCTTTATCGGGAAGAACTTCGAGTCGACCGTCAGGCCCTTGCCGGACGGCGCGCGGGTAACGGCCTGCGTCTCGAAGTCGAGTATGAGGTTCATCGAACTGCCGTTGAACTGTCCGTCGTAGCGGAGGAAATCGTTCGACGATTTCGATATCTTGTACGAGTTGCCGCTGACGGTCGCGTACGCCATCGGGTACACCTCGGCGTTCCCGCCGACTGAGAACTTCGTCGCGACGTTCGGCTTCAGGACGACGGAGCGGTCCTTGCCGTACAAGTACGGGTCAACCTGCACGAACGAGCACGACCACTTCCCGCAGCTCAGGAACGTGTCGTCGTCGAACCTCCCAGTCGGGAGCGCGTAGCGCCTGAGACGGTTGCCGTTCGGGTCCACCTCGTCGCCGAACACGACCGTGACGGGCTCCGCCACCGAGAACAGCTCCATCAGCTTCCTCGCTGCGTCCTGGACGCCCTGGCGCGTCCTGTTGCGCACGGCCAGGTCGAAGGAGAACTCGCGCATGCCGACGGTGATGCCGTTGAACTCCATGCCGTCCATGCCGTCGATTTCGGTTGTCGAGACCTTGAACTCGGGCATCGGGCGCTTGATGTTGCCGATGCCGAAGGACTTGTCGAGCCTCGTGCCGTTGAACTCAACGCCGATTCCCATTACGCGCACACCCCCTGCATCCTGAGCTCGTATGCGGCGGCCTCGCCGACGCGCCTGCCGACGTCCTCGTAGTCGTCCCATTGGCGCGCCTCGACGTTGACCTGCAACGTGACCTGGCCCGACGCCATGCTCGAGCGGATTGCGCGCAGCTCGGTGACGATGTCGTCGCTCGAGTACGGCTGTATCTCCGACGCCACCGCGCGGGCGAACGGGCGCACCTTGTCCTGGTTTGACAGCGGGACGATGGCCCCTCCCGCGTTGCGCATGTGGAACACGGCCTCGTCGCCGGCCTCGCCTACCCAGCCTACGTTGGTGAGGGTGGCCCTCGTGATGATTCCGTTTATGCCGCCTTCTGCGTTGCGCGGGATGGCCCTGATGACCCTCGAGGACAGGCCGCCCGCGGCGTTCCTGTGGAAGAACGATGCAGTGCTGGTCACGGCAGCTTTGACCCTGACTTGCTTTTCCTCGTCGAGACCGTTTAGCTTGTCTTTGATCCTGTCAAGGACGCTGCTCGCGAAGTCGTTCACGCCGACGGTCGGGTATGCGCTCGACTTGTCGAGGGCTGCGATGCTTCCGATAATCGAGTCGATGTCTCCCTTCGCTTCAGCGCGGAGCTGGTCGAACTGGTCCCTGGTTAGCCGCGAGAACATCTCCGCGCTAACGCCTGCTTCCTTCAGTTTGCTGGTTAGTTCATCGGGGCCGACCCCGAGCAGCCTCGCGCGCTCGTCGAACTCTTCCTCGCTGCCAGTTACCTCTGCGAGCTTCTGGCGGAACGTCTCGAGCGTGTCGGTCATCGCCTCGAACTTCATGCGCTCGTCGACCATCGTGTCGGCAAGTTTCCTGTTGGCTACGACCAGGGAATCGTACTCGCTCTTCAGGGGCTCGTATCCGTTCTCGAGCATGGCGGCCTGCTGGAGGTACATGTTCGCGAGGCTCGAATTGTTGTCTGCGGCAGCTTCCTCTGCCAGCTCCTTGAGGTTGCGTATCTTCTCTGGCATTCCCTCGAGGCGCTGTTCGATCTCGAGCTGTTTCTTGAATCCCTCCTGGTAGAGCTCCTGGGCTGCTTGCGCCCTCGCGTTGGCGAGCCATGCGTCTGCGTTCTTCCGCAGCTGATCGGTCGATTCGCTGAGTTCTCCCGAATGCTTGTCGGTTATCTCTATCGACGTGCCCATTGCCGAGTTGTACCCGTCGACAGCGGCCTTGAGGCGCTGGTAGTCCTCTTCGGTCCCGCGCCAGCTCGCCTTGATTTGCTCGATCTGGTCGACGTATCCCTGGGCGGCCATCCCGTTCGTGTTCGCCTCGCTGAACGCAGACGTTATCTTGTCGGAGAACTCGGCCTGCCATTGCATCGTCTCGTCGGCGAACTGCGAGAGCGTCTGCGTGGTCTTCCCAGCGGTGACGTCGAGGTGGCCGACTGCGTCCTCGAGGCCCCTCGTGGCCTTGTCGAACGTCTGAGCCTTCTCTATCGCCTCGCCGATCGCGGTCGCTATCATCGAGATCCCTGCGACGGCGAGTGTCCCTACCGCGATTCCACCGAGGGCCTTGAGCGCGCTGCCCAGCTTGCCGGTCTTGTTGGAGGCGTTGTCCAGACCGTCCTCTAGAGCTTCGGCCCCTTCCTCTACGGCCTTGAACGCGGAACGCTCGAGCTTGTTCTTCTTCTTGGAAGCTCCCACCAACTTGTCCCAGGCATCTGCCACGGCGCCGATGCCGACCATAGCGGGGCCTGCTGCGGCTCCGACGCCTCCGAACACGGCGATAAGGGTCTTCACCGGCCCGGGCAATCCAGAGACGACCTTCGCCACCGCCGACAAGACGGTGGTTAGCCCCTGCAAAACGGGCGTCGTGCCCTCCGCTATCGCTTCGCCGAACGCCTTCAGGGCGTTCGTGAGCAGCCCGAGCTGTCCAGAGAAGCCCTTCGACTTCTCCTCGGCCTCGCGCATCGCGTCCCCGGCCTTGTTGCCGTATTCGTCGTCGAGGCCGTTCCACGCCTTCTCGCTCATGTCGCGGAACTTCTCGAGCTCACCGACGGTCTGCGTCAGGTTCATGATGGTCTGCTTCTGGCGCGTTCCGCGGATGCCGAGCTCCGTGAGGGCGGTGTCGATGGAGCCGTCCTCGTCGGTCTTGAGCTTATGGAGACCCTCGACGAACGCGGAGAACGCGTCCATGACCTCGTCGCTCGAGCCATGCCACTTGGCTGCGAACTCCTCGGACGTCATGCCTGCTATCTTCGCAAACGCTTCCAGGTCGTCCTGCGATTCGGCGAGCTCTTCGCTCAGGTCGTCCAGGTCAGCTCCGTTTTCCACTGCGGCCTCCCCGAACTTCTTCATGGCGGCCTCGGGGCCAGATACAGCAGACTCGATGTTCGAGAAGGTCTTCGAGATCGCCGTGCCAGCCGCCTCTGCGCCCTGGCCCGAAGCGGCTACCGCGGTGGAGAGCGCGAGCAGGTCGTGCGTAGACATGTTCAAGATGGTGCCCATCGAGGCGATTCGCATCATCACGTTCATGATTTTGTCTTCTTGCGTGGCCGAGTTGTTGCCGAGCCTTACCAGCGCGTCTGCGAACGAGTCGAGGCTCTCCTGGCTCTGGTCCATGTCGTCCATGATGTAGGCGAGCTGACCGAGGTTGGTGGCGATGTCCTCGGTCTCCATGTTCGTGGCGATTCCGAGGTTCGAAACGGTCTGCGCAAATCCCTCGAGGTTCTCGACTTGCACACCAAGCTGCCCGCCGATTGCCTCGATCTCGAGCATCTGCTCCGCGCTCGTGACGTGCGTGAGCGAGAAGTCGATCGCCGCTTGCTTGAGGTGTTCGAATTCCTCCTCGGTGCCGTTTACGGTCTTGCGCATGTCACGGTACGCCGAGTCGATGTCCTTCGCGGCGTCGATGGAGTACCTGGCCGCCATCGTCAACGCCGGAGTCACAGTCGTGTAGAGGCCGTAGCCGGCGGTCCTCCATGTCCTGGGCCACTGGCGTCGTGCAGCGGCGCCCGTTGCTATCTGGTTGTACCTCTCGACTTCGGCGGTGGCTTCGACCCATTCTTCCTTGACCTGGCGCGCCTCTTTCGCCATCGTTGCGCTTCTGAGCTTGTTGCCGGCCTCTCTGTACTCGTTGCCTAGCCGCTCGACCCTTTCGCTGGTTTCCTTGATTTCTTGCTTGACGTCATTGACTGACATCTTCGTCTCGCCGAATGCGACCTCGCCCTTCTCCTCCGCTTTCGCGAGGAGCTGGTTCCACTCGACCAGCTCGGCCTCGGCCTCCTTGAGCTCTGTTTGGATGTCTTCGACCTTTTGGGCTGCTTTCGAATACGCGCCGTACACGTTGCCGGACTCGTAGAGGTCGTTGTCGAAGCCGCTCTGGCTCTTCAGGCCCTTGAGTATCTCTTCGAGCTGCTTTACCTTGTCTTTAGCCGATTCTGCCTGGTCCTTGAAGGCTTTCGCCTTCGCGATGGCGGCCATCATGCTATCGGGCATCCTGTCGAACGCATCGGACATCCTGTTCGCCGATTGGCGCGCCTCGTCTAGGCCGGAGTCGATGCGCTTCAGGCGCGACTGCATGCTCGCGAGCTCTCCGCCTTCTCCCAGCTTGTGCATTGAGGTCTCGAACTCGACGATTTCGGCTGCGGCCTTCCTCAGCTCTGAGCGCCATGCGATGACTTGCGTCTTCATCGCGTTGTAGCCTTCGGCTGCTGCGAACTTGTCGTATTCTTCCTTGAGCTTCTTGTGCTCGTCCTTGAGCTTCTTGACTTCATGCGTCATGGACTCGACGGCGTTTATGTCCTTCTTGTCGATGCCGAAACGCTCGCTGATGCCGGTCTTCTCGACGGCGACGGACAAGAGGTCCTTGAACTCTTGTTTCGCCTTGGTTGCAGCCTCCTCCGTACCGCGCATCTCCTGGCGGAGGATCTTCACGTACTCTACGGCTTCCGTCTCTTTGAGCCCGCCAACTTTCTCGACGGCCTTTGCGACGGCATCGTAGACGTGCTGCAACTGGGCGTCTACGCCGTTGTATGCGTCTTTTAGGTTCTGTGTCTTGGAGTACGCGTCTTTTGTCTCTTTCGCAAGCTCTCTCGTATCGCTTGAGGCTTGCTTCAACGCCTGGTCGATCTTGACGACTGATTTCGCTGTTAATTGCGCCCTGTCGTTCGCCAGGTCTATCGCGCGTTCTAGGGCGTTGACGTTGGTTCCGTCGAACCTCAGCGCCTTCTTCATTGCGTTGAGCTGCTTGTTGGCTTGCCCCGCGCTCCTCTGGATCGACGAGATGGCGCTCTTCAACGGGCGCGCGTCGGCTCCGAGCCTGATGGTCAAGCCCCTGAACTCGTCGGCCATCCCGTCCTCCTTAAATGCTCATGAGGGCCATCACGTCTGACGTGGTGGCGTCCCTCGTCTCGTCAACCTCCGCACCGTGCATGTCCTCCCATTCGTAGAGGAGCTGCATCATGTGCGTGAACTTCATGTTGCGCATGTCGCGCCATGTGAGCCCCGCCTCGAGGCCGCAGAGGGCCATCGCCGTGTACGGCCTCGAGGTCTTGCGGGACCCGCTATCCTTCTTCTTCCTCTCCGGCAGCTTCGGTACGAAAGAAGCAGTCGGCCACCTCTTCGGAAAGCAGCATCCCCACGAGCCACATGTTCAGGCCCTTGGTCCTCTTCATCCACGCCGAGTAGCTCGGAGTGGCCTCGTTCGCGGTCTTCACTGCTGCCCATAGGACCTTGCCGACCGCGTTCCAGTTTGTCTTGGTGAAGTCGATGCGGACGACCGCTCCACCGGCCGTCTCGATTTCGGGCTCGAGGTCCTGGGTCCCGAACAGGTCCTTGATGAGGTCCCCGCCGAACTCGGCCTCGTAGAGGTACGCCGTGTAGAACGAAACCTCCCCCTTCACCTGCTTCCCGTCGATGGTGATCTCGAACATCTATCCCCCTTACGCGCTGAGAGAGGACTCGCCGGACTCGACCGATGCCGCGCCCGGGGTGACGACGGACGCGAAGAACGCGTTGAACTTGGCCGCGTTCGTGTCGGTCTTCTCGATGTGGCCCTGGACGATGGGCTGGGTCTTGCCGTCGAGCGTGAAGTCCTGGGCCGCGATGCGGATGTTCATGGTCTCCTGGTCGACGGTCGGGGACTCGCCCTTCGTGTTGGCCTGGATGTCGGGGCGGTTGGCCTTGCAGTTGTAGAACGCGAAGCCGACGGGGCCCTGGTCGCCCTGCATCTCCGCGACGAGCGCGAACTGCGGGGGCTCTACCATCGTGGACTCGTACTGCACTCCGGTTGCGGAGTCGGCGATCTCCCCGAGCAGGTCGACGCGGACCTGGTCGGTGATGCGGGCGAGGGTGAGGTCGCCCGAGTAGCCGCCGTTGGTGCCGGCGAAGGTGAAGTAGATGCCGTCGTCGGCGTAGAAGTCGGAGTTGTCACCGCCCTCGCGGGACAGCGTCAGGGAAACGGCTCCGGGCATCGCCGTGAGTGCGCCGTACTGGCCTGTGGCGGCGTTGAAAACGGCGTACTTGACGTTTCGGAGGCCGAAACGGATTTTGTTAGCCATCAGATTCTCCTTCAATCTCGTAGAACGTGTAGACGACCTGCAACAGGTTGTCGTTCTCAATCCAGTTCTCGTCTCGCCTCACGGCTCCGAACTCCTTGCGGAGCGCGTCGCCGAGGGCTTTCTCGAGCGCCTTGTCGCGGCGCTTCTCGTAAAGCTCGACCATCCACTTGTTGCCGACGGCTATCTCGGTGTCATCGGCCGCTATGGACCTGCCGTAGTCGAGCAGGTAGCAGGCGAACGGGACGGGCGGGTTGTCGTCGTCGGGCCATTCCATGTGGCAGCAGGGGACGTGCTTGGAGACGACGGCGTAGACGCTCTCGTGCGACATCAGCGCATCGCCTCCCTCAAGTCCTTCTTGATGTTGCTCATGAACTCTTCCTGCATCCCGACGAACGCCACGTCCATGTGCGGGTAGGCTTGCGTGCGCCTCCCCGCCGGTGTCGCGTGCCCCTTTTCGAGCAGGTGCACAAGGCCGGGCTTGTTCTTGTTGCCGACGGTTCCGACCGTCTGCGCTTCGCTCCTGTCGACGCGTGACGTGAAGCCCTTGCGGTACTCCTCGGACCACTCGTGCTTGCCGATTTTCTCGGTGAGCTCCTCGCGCAGGCTCTTTGCTGCCTTCCTCGTCGAGCGGCTGACTGCCTTGTCGAGCGCCTCGTCGCAAGCCATTGGGATGTCGCCGACCAGCTTGTCGATTCCGATGGCGAACCTGTCCAGGTCTTCGGTTATGTTCCTGGGCATGGCGCCTCCTTCCTCGCTAGTCGCCTTCAGTCGGCTGCTCCGCCTGTTGGGCGGGCGGCTCGTCTGGCCCGTCTGATTTCTGGTGCCTGAGCGTCAGGACCGTGAAGTCCCCGTTCTCCTGCACCTTCTCGACCGAGTACCACTTCTCGCGGTACACGACGTCGCGCTGCCCGCTGTAGTCGATGGTCCGAACCTCGATTTCCGCGTCGACCGATATGCCGATCTCGTACATCGACGACCACGTGTTCGCCCCGACTTTCCTCGGGTTGCAGAACACATCGGTCAACACGGCCTCGGGCTGCGGCACCCCCTCCGAATCGGGCTCGTAGGTCCTCTTCACGAGGGTGCACGTCTCGTTCCAGCGCATCTACTCGCCCCCGGCTTCCCCGTCGGTCTCCTCGGCCTCCGATGGCTCCTCCTCGATTGCAGCGATGTTCTGCTTCGAGTTGAGCAGGTCGACCTGGACCCTTCGGTACGCCTCCTCGAACCTCCCTGCCTCGTCGTTGTCGTAGCCGAAATGGGCCTTGCAGTAGGCCGTGACGGCATGCCTTACGAGCGGGTCTGGCAGGTTCTCGGCGTCTAGGAGGGCAGGGTTGACCCCCACCCTCTCCAAGTCTGCCAATGCGGCTCCGATGAGCGTCTCCACCTCGGTGTCGAACGCGTCGGACGTGATGCGCAGCGCGGTCTTTATGTCAGCCAGGAGCGTCAATTACTCGCCTGCCTTCTTGGCGCGGCGCTTCGCGGGCGCCTTCTTGGCGCGGGACTCGGGCGTCTCCTTGGCGGGGACCGCCTTGGACACGACCTCCTCCACGATGGGAGCGCCGATCTTGTCCATGCCGACCGCGTTGATTTCCTCGAAGCGGCCCTTGGTCACGACGAACTCCTCGCCGACCCTACGGTCGACGCCCTTGTAGTTGTCGCGGAAGTTGACGAGCGTCTTGACGCGCATGCTGACCTCCTTACACACTCAGCGCGGACTCTGCCGACTCTGCGGAGCCGACCGTGTACTTGCAGAACGCGCCTGGGTACTCGACCGCGAGCGCAAGGCGCTGGTAGGCGCGGAAGCTCACGAGGCCGTGGCTGAAGTCAGTGCCGTCGTAGCCGACGTCGAAGCGGCGGCCCGTGACGTGCTCGTAGACCGTCGCGCCGGCCTTGAAGGCGCCGAGGATCGAGGTGCCGCTCGTCAGCGCGGGGCACGGGACGATCTGGATAGTGCGCCACAGCACGTCGCCGACCGTGACCTTGTTGCCGTAGATGACGCCGAGCGGGCCACCGAGCACATACTGGTCAGAGGAGTTCTTGAGGCACATCAGCTCGTCGTAGTCCTCATCGGCGATGAGCAGGGCGTCGGCCGTGAAGCCGGGGGTCGCCTTGCGGATTGCCGTCTTCTTCTTGAGCAGCGACTCGACGAACGTCATGTCGTAGCCGGACGCGGTCGCGG